AAATGCTTTCTTAACACCTGAAGTTGGAACATATTGGAACACCTTCTCCATATCATCAACAAAAGCGCCATATGAATAGCTAGCTTCTGATGCTGTGAATATGTTTTGATAATCATGAGTTGATGTAGATTCACCATAGTTTTCGATAGCTGAAACGATACCATAAGTAGTTCTTATTTTACCTGCTCCTGAACCTGCTGGAGTAGCTATTGTTCCTACTGCTGGACCATTAATACCACCATCTGCAAATGTTTCATCTGCATTAGTATCATTATAACCATCACCATATGCTGACTCTTGTAATCCAGTACCACCAACACGTTTACCAAATAAGAAAGCTCTTTCTTTTTGGATTTTGTGCTCTTGTGATTTCTGCATTCTTAACCTAGCTAGTTCAGATGATTCACCTCTTAAAGCTGCTTCTAACAATGTACCAGTAATTTCAAGAGGATTCTTGAAAATCTGACAAGAGTTATAAACTACTTTAAGTTCATCTGCCCATGCTTCAGGTGAATAACCACCTTCACCATGTGCATTACCAATAACATGAAACACATCATTATCTGCTACGTTAATAGCACCGCCTACAGGTGTTATTTTAATAGATGTAGCACTTGCAACTGTTGTTACTATTGCAACACCTCTTTTAGTTGCTTCAGTGCTATCCCATACTTCAACTTCCATACCAAGCCATGAAGCATCTGCTGATGGTAAGCCTACATAGGCTGTTCCACCTGCTCCATCATCAATAGTAATTGCTGCTGATTCAGTTCCATCTGCTGCGTTAGCTGGATCTGAAGCTGCATGAAAGCTTTGCTTTACCCAAGGTTGTTTGTGTTCGAACATTTTAAAAACGGGATCTGGAACTGTTCTTGTTTCTTTATTAGCTATAACAGTTGTAAACGGAGTTACGTCCGTCCACAATTCTTTTACAACTTGAGGATCGATGTAAAAATTACGTCTATCCGTAAAGAGAACACCAGAAGCCGATAGGTCTTTTGCTGCCATTTTATTATCTCTCTATTTTCCCTTCACTCAGCTGTCTTAATAGACCTTTGGTCAGGGGGATTAACATTATCATTTTTTCCAAGATAACATAGATTGATTAAATAACTGCTCATCATTCATAGGTGCTTGAGAAGTACCACTAGCAACCGTAGTTGATTGTGGAACTTTCATTCTTTCTTCCCTATTTTGATAATCAGCAACTCGCTGTTGAGATTGAACTTGCTCTTTTGAAGGAGCATGAGCCATCTCATATACTTTAAACAGAGTTTCAAAAGATACATTACTAGGGTTTTGTAGCCATTGTATAGCGCTAGTTACCTTGTTAGCATCCCAACCTAGACTTTGCATAGCATAGTTTCTAGCTTGAGATTGAGCCATTTGGTCTCTTTGAGCTTCATAAGCCATAGCTTGTTGCTCTTGTCTATAATTGTCTACTTTACCATAATAGTCTATCATATCATCTCTATATTTATCATTAGCAAGTCTGTATTTAAACGAATCGCTATCTGGATCATTGTATGCATCTACCTCGCTATAAGAATGTGGTTTGTCTGGACGACTCGGTGGCTTCAATGAATTCTGCTCTTGAGCAGGTTGTTCATTGGAAGGAGATTGCCTTAAAGTATCTACAATATTGGGGTTTTGTCGCACTAAATCTGCAACAGGTCCAAGTGTAGACTTATAATATTCAAGCTCTTTTTGAGTTTGTGATAGCTCTCCTGCAGTCCTATCGTGTTTAGATTGCCAGTATTCATAACGATCTGCATCTTGTTTTGTTGGAGTTTCCTGCGGGGCAGCATCAGCATCATGTGCTAATTGCCCTATTGAAGTTTCAGTATTAGGATGTATAGCATCTCCTCCAACAGAGACACTTGGATCCTCTGGCGTAATGCCAGCTTGACCAATCGGAGCCTTTGCGGGATCCGTTGTGTTCATTACTGCTTCTTCATTTGGTATTACATTTTCCATGTTTCTTCTCCTAGTTTGTCATTATCAGCAACTATTCTTCATCGAGTCCTAACAACTCTTCATTCATAACAGCTTGAGGATTGTCAGCTTCTTTAACCATAATGTTGACTTCCTCTTTAATCTGTTTTAAATGATCATTAGTTCGATGTTTGTACAATTGAGATGCAGCTGACATTTGTGCTTCTAGTTTAGCCAACTTCACCTCAAAATCTTTTAATTCAACACGTTTTCTATCATGTAATGATTCACGCTGCGCTGTTTGAAGGTCACCTTTAAGTTTTTTAACTTCTTCTTCAAGTGCTTGAGTTTGCTGTGCAAGCTGTTGTTGTTGACCAGCTCTTTCAAGTACACCTTCCATATCAGCAACGTCTGTTTGTTTTAATAATTCAACTTGGTCTATAACTCCAAGTGAATATAATTCTTTATAATATTCAAATCGAGCCCATCTATTTGAAGGCAATGTAGAACCAGATACTACTTGTACATCGTATTTACCAACTGTAACATCATTGATTCTACCTACAATTGCATTAGTAAAATCATCAAATACTAATTTATTAACTTCTACATCTTTTGGACTTCTATTTGGCTGTATAATTCTAAGTGTCTTTTCTTCTGTATATACCCATTGCATTAATTCAATAACTAATTTACCTAATTGATTTAACATTGATTCAATATCATCTTTTTTAGATCTAATACGTCTTTGACCAAACTCATCAAGTGCTATTGTACCTTTATATGTTTGAGGTGCAGCTCCTTGGTCACCTTGCATTAATGCATATATACCTAAAATTCTTTCTATATCAGCTTTAGCTTCTCTTTCATTATTGTATAGTTCATTAGGAAGTGGAACGGGACCAGCAACTATTGGCTGTCCAAGCTCTGGATCATACTCAATAACAGCAGTACCTGCTCTACCCCATTCTTGTTCTAAATGTTTCTTATCCATAGAACCTCTTGGAATAAGTAATTTAACATTTGTAGAACTAGAAGCATGTGCTATAATTAAACTTCTTACTTTATTAACATACTCTTGTAAACCTTTAACTAATCTAACATCACTCTGAGGAAAAGGGTTTCTATCATGATGATTCATTAAAGTAACTATTGGGTAATTTTCAATAGGTTTTATATAATCAACAATTAATTTATCACCAACTGTTATTATACATCTAATTCTATCACATTTAATCTCAGTAACCTGTATCATTTTATCTTGAACTAAATCAAGAATAGATATAGGAATAATTTCTGTAGTAGAATTAGGTATAGAACCCTCTTGTTCTTCACCTTTTAATTGTATTACTTCTCCAGTATTTGGATCCATGTATTCATGGAACTTACCATCAAATGTTTCATATAATTCGTTAGTTTTTTCTACATCTAATTTAGAAGTTAAATAAATAGGATCTTTAATATCCCTTCTTTTCATAATAAAAGCAGGACGTTTTAAATACTGCTCATATTCTTCCCTACTAAATATATACTCTCTAGGTTCATATGGATCATAAACACGAACCATTGGAGTTTTAACTTTAGTATATCTTTCAGCAACTTCTAATTCCCTGTCTTCATCAAGAGCATTTCTAGTAGTTCCACGATTATATGGACCAATCTGTTGATTATTCTCTCTATTATCTCTACTAGTATCGTAATTACTTAATATACTAGTTTGTTTTGCTTCAGCAATAATATCTTTATAATCAGGATATTGAAGTAATAATTGAGATTGCATAATCTTTTTAGCAATAATAATATGATTTGCATCTCGGCAATAAGTATCTCTAGAACTTGGATCTACATATAAATCCATTGGATCTACAGATTTTAATATAACTTCACCTTTTCCAAAATCAGCATTCATATCAGGATAAGCCATAATACAACCCATTCCTTTTACATAGTAATCATCAATAGCTTGTTTTAAAACAGCATTACCATTTGAGTTGTCCCATATCCAGGACATAACATCAGAAACTACTCTAGCTGTTTTTACATCACTATCTTCTCTACCTGTTGCTTGAAATCTAGGTTTGTTTGTTGTAAGAAGAGCTTTTGCTTGCTCAACTGCACTGTGAATACAATTAACTACTACGGGAGCTTGATTTCTGGCTTTAAGTGTATCGACTTGAGTTTTAGTCCATTGAACACCTGATCTAAACTCACTATCTTCTACTGCTTGTTTTGCCCACTCAGATCTAGCTCCAGAATATTCACGCAAAAGTTCCTCAGTCAGTTTGACTTCTTGGTTTTTTTCTGGCATATTCTACTTTAATTAGTTAACTAAAATTGTTAGTAATATAAATAGGTGTTACACTGTCATCCAAGAATCATTTGAAAATTTGTTTATAAATTGAGGATTTCTTTGATTATCTCTATCGGAATCCTTATGAAAAGGACTATAGATACCTTTATTTGCATAAAACATACCATCCAGCAAATCGTCATGTTTACCCCTGGGATACAGGAGAAGCTCATCTCTCAGTTCTATCATATCTTTCCTAATATAGAACTTTCCTTGTGCAAAGTAAGGTTGTAGTGTTTCTAATCTAGATGATTTAGAATTACGAGGTCTTTCTTTTATTTCCAATCCAGATATGAATATATTTTCTTCTTCACATCTTTTCTTAACATACTCTCTAAGCATTTCCTGATAACCAACAGACTCTATTCTAGTCTTATTTGGCTTATATATTTTAAATTGATTTAATATAGCTTCAGCTAAATTCATAGGTGTAGCTCTTTGTCTGTAATATGGAAGAACAAAACGATTACCATCTTTATCAATAGCAATAGTTACGATAGTACTATAATCCGCTGTTTGTGCAGTTGATGACGCTGGATCTACTCCCATAAATACATTAACTGCTCTTATATCTTCATTCTTTTCACCTTCTAATGTTTCCATTTGCAAATAAGCTTTACCATCTTCATGTACAAGTTTACCTGAATAATTCCTAATATATTCTTCTTTAAATAATTGATCTTCATCTCCAACGATTTCACACAGGTATTCCCTGTAAAATACACTTACTCTTCCAATAGACTCTAATTCTTTCTTCTTTTGCTGCAATTTCTTTATTGGTTGCCAATCTTCCCATAATGCTATATCATTATCAAGGTCTGGTTTAAATAGAAAATTCTTCCATCCATCCATTTCTTTTAATGTTTCTACCATGCATCTTTGATGAATCGGAGTACCAATAATAGCTATTCTACCTTTCTGTGGATCTAATGATGGTATAGCTGATTGTAATAACCATCTTAGATTACCCTCCATAGCCTCAGATGTTTTAGTATTATTCTCATCCTCTGGATCATCTACCACTATAAGCGTAGGTCTTTGATTACCATGCTTGATACCACGTAACTGCTGGCCAGTACCTTTGCATATAATCATACTACCATCTTTAAGCTGTACTTCAGTCTTAGCCCAGGATTTAGCTGAATTCATACCCCAATACCCGAATAACTGCCTGAATTGTGGAGAAAAGTCTAACACATCTTTTATAGTACCAAGTAGCTTAACAGCGTGATCTTGGGTACGAGATACTAATACTATAAGCTTTGGACCTTTATCAAACATAATATGATATAATGGATATACACCACCTACAATAGATGACTTAGCATGTCCCCTGGGTGCTATAATATTTATCTGCTTATGACTTCTATTCATTAAAGTCTTAGCTATATCATAGTGAAAGTCTGGTGATTCCACAGAAAACATATTCGGCATAACTACTTTACCAAATAATATCATATTCTTCTGTAAACTATTCAGTATCTTCTGGTTCTTCAATCTTTCTTTCCAATTTTAATTTCTTATCTTCTTTTTCTATCTGCTCAGTTATCTTACTACTAAAGTCAAGTTCTACAGTATCAGTAGTAACTACTTTACCTGGCTTCATTTGCAATAGATCCATAAAACTATCAGTTACTTTTAGGAAGTTAGATATATCACCTTTAGCCCTAGCAATATCTAAAGCTTCTAATTGCAAATCTACTACTTGTTCCTGCGTAATACCTTTATCAATAAGTATTTCTTTAAGTTTCTTTTCAACCATGTCTACGATCCTTTGTTTTTTAAATAATCTTCTAGCTGTTGCAGCAGGAATCTTTTGATCTGGACGATATATCTTACCTATCATGTCCCAATCAGGCTTATTACCCTGAATTATATCAGCTACATATGCATTTACCGCATTATTAGCTCTAGTAGTCCTTGCTTCCTTATCTTCCCACCTTGTGGGCTTAACATGTGAATAAGTACCAGCTTCTTTATTAGGCTCATACATAAACTTACCATTATTAGTTACCCATTGTACACCATGAGCACACTTAATAAAGGTCTTAGTCCTACCTTTCTTATCAGTATACACCTTTCTGGATAAACATTCACCAACATATCCATCATCTGATAAAGCATAATCCCCTTCATTCGCATGTTTCCATTCGATATATAAATAACCCTTCTTATCTGCCTCATCTTGAGTATATATATCAAATGTTCTCATCTTTCCACCTATTCTTCTTTTAATTGTATCCATATACCCCCTTAATTAAAACATAAAAACATAATTAATAAAATTATCTTATCAATAATCCATAATGCAATTAATAATGTCACCTTCTTCTCTAACATACACTACTCCTACCCCCTATACAAACGTAATGTACTAAAACATTACGTTTGTAGTATGTATAGTGTACTCTACTTTCCACGAATACTCCTATATACGTCTACTCTAACTTTAATCCGTACTCTCCTTGTAATCATCTGGGTTAATTTTATCTAGTCTGGTTTTT